GTAACTGGTAGTTTATATTTTAATAGTACCGATAATGAAATGCGGATACTTGATAGTGGAGGAAACTGGATAGCCGCAACTTCAGCAGGAGATGTAAGTTTATTAGAATATAAATTTGTAACAACATCAGCACAAGTAACATCTAAAACATATTCTGGATCAGCAGATGTAGGAGGAACATTATCATATACACAAGATAATATAATAGTGTTTATGAATGGTATTCAGCTTAAAAATGGAGTTGATTATACTGCTACTAACGGATCAAGTATTGTTCTCACTAATTCTGCTACTGTAAGTGATGAAATTGCTGTAATAGCATTTAAGAGTTTCACAACTGCCGATATGGTTTCAAAAAGTAATGGTGGTACTTTTGCTTCAGCAGTTACATTTGGTGGTGGTTTAGAAACAGATACTAATTCAAAAATTAAACAAAAAGGAGCATTTATGCAAAGTAGTACACATCAAAGTCTGGTATTAGGAGGATAAAATGGCAATACCTAGTGGGTCAGGAACAGAGGTTTTGAAAGTAGCCCATATTGCAGGGGTTACAAATTCTGAAAATGTTTTAATAAATGGAGTTGCAAATCATATATATACTATTTTAAGTATTTGTGTATGTGAGACAGCAGGAGCCGCAGAAACTTTTGATTTATACATAGATGATGATGGTGGAGGAACGGATTATGAAATTCTATCTGATCAAGCAATTGGTGCTAATGAAACATTTGTTTGGAACGATAAATTAGTTCTCTCTGGTACAGACCATTTATGTATGATTACTGCAAGTGCGGCAAATATTGATGTTGTTATATCATATATAGATCAAGATTGGAGTTAATTATGAGTGGAATAATCGGATCAGCAGGAGGTAAGTCAGGCATTATCGGTGAAACTGAACTAGATTACGAAGTTGGGACATGGACAGCCTCCATAGAAACTACTTCTACTAATTTTACTACAACTGGTAGAAGTACTGAAGGTTGGTATTATAAAATTGGTGGGATTGTTGAATGTTTTTTTTCAGTATCAATAAATTCTCCTTCTGGTGGGTCTGGAAACGTAGTTATTTCAGGACTTCCATTCGTAGCCGAAGGCTATACTATTTCTGGTGATGTGCGTTTTGGTCGAACGACTTTAGATGATTATGATGCTGGTTTAGTTATAAACAAAAATGAAAGTGTAATTAACTTCTACTATAATAATAGCGCTAATAATCCTACGAATATGCCATACGACCATTTGCACCACACTACGCCGTATATGGTAGGTCATATAACTTATCCTATTTACGTGCCTCAAAATGCTAGCCTATAAAGGTAATTATGACAAAAAAATTAATTAGTTTTGAAGTTTTGCCTCTCTATAAACAATTTCAAATTCAAGAATTTATTGATGGTAAAAGATTTAGACGAGTATTAAATCCTACAGATTCTATAACTGAAGATGAAAATCAAAAAATCAAAGATAAGGCTAAAGAATTATGGACTGATAAAGTAAAAAAATCTTACCAAGAATTATTAGATAATAATAAGGATAAATTATGACAAAAGCAAGAGATATAGCATCAGGACTAGGTGCTGAGTCAGGTGAAGTAGTTCCTCATATTAAACTTGATGTACTCTATCCATCTTATGTAGCTTCTGGAACAAGTAATAAACTGTTAGATGGTACTACTGCTCATTCTGGTGATTTTGGTACTGCACAGTCAGATGGTAGAAAATATTATTATACTAATATTGCTGGTAGTAAGCCTATTAAAGACCCTCGTATTGGTGTTTATTTTGGTAGCCAGAGACATATGTTTAAGTCATTACAATTACTTAAACAGGAGACTGCTACTCATGGTTCAAATGTTTATTCTATTGATGGTCGTGAATGGTTAAAAGCAGTAGATTCTTCTGGAACTTGGGTAGTACAAAATAATACCGCAGGAAATTATCTAGAAGCCTCTGGCGGAAATTGCACAGGGAATTTTATAGAAATAACAGGATATTTTAATGATATTAATTTTAGTTTTTACACACATTCAAATAGGTGTGATGATATTGACATTTCTGTAAATGGTACTTTATCAGTTGATGGATCAACAACTTTAGGTGGTAAAACTACAGTTGAATCCCCATTAGGAGGGCGTTATGTAAATGCAAGCAGTTTTATAAATGGTGGTTCAACTTTATCAACATCTTTAGGTACTACACCTAAAATAAATACAATCAGATATGAAGCAAAAACTGGTTCTTCAGAATATATTTCTATTAATGGAATTGAACTAATAGCCCAAGACACCACTTCAACTGCAAACAAATCCAAAATCCAGATACCAAGCCAGAATGTAGTCAGCTACGGAAAGAAGTTTACAGTCTCAGGTACACCACACTACAACCCTTTTGACGGAATGTCTGGTGCTAAGACTTTAGCACAACTAGGAGATTACATTGATACTGCTACATCATTAGGTATGGATAATTGGAAAGCAGGAACTTCAAATTATTATAAGCCTTTTAATGGCGGTAGAGTAGTCAAGTGGGTAGATAGTTCTGGAACAATAAAGACAAGTGTTACTATGATGCCTCCGAATGCTCAAAATATAGGAGGTACAGCATCTAATGCAGTATCAGACGCACATATACAGGCAGGAACTAATGATGACACAATTAATTTCGATACAAATGTAATAGATCATTCACTCTCTGAGGTTGCAAAGACATTTCATTGGAGAGAGTTTGGGAATGGTGCGGCTAATGGAGGAGCAGGAGGTTCTTATGCAGATTTTAGTATGCTTGCTACAACTGCTGATATTGTGGCATATGTAATGGATGACGGATTAACAAGTTTTAGTGCTGAAGATACACTTATTGATGGTACTGCCAATGCAGATTTTTTAATTCAAAATGGCCATGCAGGGTACATTACTTTTATTGGTACTGGAATATCTTTTAGGGATGTTGGAACAGCAGAAGCAGGGATTCCCGATGGTACATATTCGATAAATTTGCCGTATAGTACTCACATTTTTAAATATTTACGAGAAGATACTAACAATGATGAAATATATCTTAATGGTATTAAAATAAAAGACCCAGCAGGAACAACTGGAGGTTATTTTGGTAGTAAAGATTTTATCTTCCACCAACCCAAAAAGCCTCCAGTACCAGAGGACGCTTGTATTCTTGCAGATTATATGCTGATGGCAGATTATGTAGGTGTACCATCTTCAGACTCAGGACAGCACAGTACAATTCCTAAAGGAACGAGAATGTGTAATGCATCAAGAGATGTATTTTATAGTACTGCATCTGGAACTATTGCAATTTCAATGTCTGCTATAGGTGTTAGAGAAAGAGCATTGAGAGTCGAT